GAAAAAAGCACAAAGACATTGTAACAGTTGAGAAACTGACACAAGCACCCACTTAAGAGGTGCTATATGCCCTATAATACATTTGTTGATTTGAGGCACCTCCAATTTCTACTCGTTCACGCATCGGCATTCAACTCGCAGATGATTCTATTCTTTCGATATACTGTCATTATGATGGATACCCTGAGTTTAATGGTGTAAAACTCCAAGAACATTTCAACTCTCGTGATGCTGCTACTGAATTAATTGATGGTGGTGATATGAGTTCCTTGTGGACCAATTCTGGATTTAATAATAATGAAATTCGCCCTGAAACTGGACCACTTTACTATGCTTCCAGGGGTCACGATACTCCTCCTCGTCTTGATGCTAACTTGGGTAAGTATCTTGCGAATGGTGAAGAGTATGCCTATCTATTTGCGAATGGCAAATGGGTATGTTACAATACTCAAGATTGGAGTGAAATATATCTTCAACAAGTAGAAATTCCTGTTCCCGTTGCTGCCTGATTATGAACCTTTCACCAAAGTATTTTATCACTTTTGCCCTTCTATTTGTTGCTATGGGAGCATGGCAAGTATTTCTTATTCAACGAGATGATAAGATGTTTGGTGCCTATAAGAATCGTCACCAACAAATCTGTGAACAAATTAAATCCTTTTCCCCCGATTGTCGCATCGAATGATTTCCTACAACAAATCTCGTAAAGATCAACAAGTTGATAAAGAAGTTGATGACTTCTTTGCCTGGGTAGAATCTGAGGCAGCAAAGTATGAAGTTACCTGTGATTACATTTTAGAAGAGTTCGTTCTTAACAAAAAAACCAATGATTGACCTTGATTATCTCTCACACGAAGAATTAGAATCTCTGGCAGAAGATGCCGAGGACTATCTAATTGACCGAAGCATCAATTTAGTTTCACATTCTTATGTGAATATTGTTTCACAGGCAGTTTATTATGGGTTTAAAAAATGATTCCTTCTATTGCTCTTCTTCTTGCGGTTCTGATTATAGTTGGATGGAGTTTTTTATTTGTTGCGAGTGATAATATACTTGACGAAGGTGATGAAAACTTCTATAATGATGGAGTAAATTACGATAAAAAATGAAGTTTTTATAATAATTTATAATCTATATTTTTGTCAACTAAATATAAATGCCTGGGTTGGGTGCAATCTTCACAGGTGGAGAGGAGGCAGAAATGCCTCTTTTTTCGTATAAATAATACTGCACCCAACCTAAGAGCGACTATGACAGAAGGTAAGATTTACTGTGCACATTGCATTTTTACCGGAAAAAAGTACATTGGGCAGACAAGACAAAAACTTTTGTGTAACAGAATATCAAGTCATTTTGTAAATGCTGACAAAAATTGTGTAAATGGAAAGTTTCAAAGAGCATTAAAAAAATATGGTAGAAATGGATTCATTTGGGGAATAATTGAGAAATGTGATATTATTTCATTAAATGAAAAAGAAATATATTGGATTGAAACATATAAAACTGTAGAAAATGGATATAACTTATCACCTGGAGGAGGACAGCCTCCAGAATACTATTGTAAAGAATATCTTGTAGAAAAACCAAATAGAGAAAGAGAATTGATTAAAAATCTTTCTCAATATTGTAGAAATAATGACTTAAATATTGGGCACATTCACGAAACTCTTTATGGTAAAAGATTACATCATAGGAAATATAAACTTATTCCAAGGTCAGAAGAAGAAATAAAAAAATATAATGAAGAAAGAAAATTGAGAGAGGATACAAGCAGAAAAAGTTGTCCTGGAGAGAAAAATGGTATGTTTAATAAAAACCATAAAGATGAAACTAAAGAAAAAATGTTAGAAAGAAAAAGAGAGATGTTTGCTAAAACTTATCACTTTATTTCACCTGAAAAAGAATTAATTATAGTAAATACAACTTTAAGAGAGTTTTGTAGAAAATATAAATTGGAAAGAAAATCTTTGACTAATGTGATAAAAGGAAAGTCAAGGCATCACAAAGGATGGACAGTTCCTCAAGTTGCACAAAACACTTGACTTTCACACCAAAATCTTTTATAGTGTATATGTTAAACAAATGAGGTCAATGGCACAAAAGTTTTTGTATTTGGTGGATTTCTGGGTTCCATTTCCGGTTTCAGAATATTCCGGACTTCTTGCAGTAGTTGGTGAAGATGATAACGAAGTTTACGATATTTTGTTGAATTGGCGTGATGATTATTATAAAAAATATGATTCTTTGATTATGCAAGATATTACAAATGCACAAAGGTTTTCTCTTATGGATGAACAACAATCTAGAATAGTTGAGGTATTTGTAACGTGAGTAATGTCACACATCTAAATGAAATGCTCAGTAAACTTCAAGAGCAACATCAAATTCGTATTGATTACTTAGAAAAAAAGATTCTTGAGTGTGAAGGAGAAATCCAACAACTCAAAAGTTTTATTAACTCTAAAAAATGAAACTATCTATTGACTCAATTCCAGATTTTACTCACAAAAACCCAAAAGGTTATCATTATGAACGAACTGATTTCAAAACTCATGTATCATCTATCTGGATTGTCAATGATACTCATTTCGATTATTGTGGCAGATCTGGTATCAAGTCCATATGGGGTTTTTTCAACTCCAAAACTCAACAATTCTATGCCCCAATCAATAGTAAGACCATTGGTAAACTTGTAGACTTTAAGAATACAACTCCTTATTCGTCAATGCAAATCAAAATCACACCTCTGGAGGCAGCATTTGCATGAAATCCGTATTTGCTGAAGGTGTGGTGGTTCAGTATCAAAATTGGGTAGGAGAAATTCGGTTCATTTGTGATGATTATGTGAGTGTATGTACATCAGTAGGAACACATCGTGCTGCGGATGTTTGCGTCTTGGTGTATAAGAAAGATTGGGAGGAAATGAAACTCTTTAAGCAAAGTGCAAAATAAGAACATTGGGTCCTTTAAAGTGCCTCTATAGTGTAACCACCTCACTCAAAACAAAATGGATGATTTTGATGATGTTTCAATCGAAGAGTTCTCTTCTTTTGATTTCGTAGAAGAAATGAATGAACCTGATAAGTTCAAATTTGATGAATACCTTAAATCCAACATTGATTACTAATGATGACTCCCGACACTTTCAATTTCACTGGTGATGCCGTTACCTATTTGGGGTTTGTCGGTGTTATCTCCACACTGATTATTCTTGTAACTGCATTCACACGTTTCTACAAATCACCCCTCAACAAATGAAACTTAATACTCCTGGTGTCTCTTTTGTAACTACTGGTCAACGAAAACAAAGTTGTAATAGATCGGGTCAAAGGTCAAGACAAATTATTCTTTCTGTTGAGGAAAGTGTAATCAAATACAAACAAAAAAAGATACGGCAACAAATGAAAAATAACACTAAATCCAATCAAGGATTTGGTTACACATACAAACCATTTCAATTCAACCTAAACAAATGACCGACACTATCAACGTTCTGCCTCATCTTCGTGAACTTGAGGCAACTTGGAGGAAACAAGAGTTTAAGTACACAAAACAGCAACAAGAAGAATATGACCTTCTAATTGCTACTCGTCGTGAAAGAGTTGCTTACTTTTATGAGAATGATCTCGTTTCTGTTGGTAGTAAAGCATCTCAGGACAAACTGGCAGAAGAAAATGTAATCGTAGAAGATGAGGAAGAATAAATACTAAAAGAAACAACCTATAAGTATGAAGACCTTTAAAGAATTTGTATCTCTTTGTGAAGAGTCTGATGATAAATCTAAGGCATTAGGTTTTCAGGCAACTATCAGACGACAACATCCAGATGGACGTATCGATAGAAAAAGAACATTGACTGATGCTGAAAAACGTAGAAAATCTGAAAAAATTGGACCTGACGGAGAAAGATTACCAACAAATTATCCGTTGAGAGCAGATGCTGGAACTCAAAGAGGTTCACAATCTCAGGCACCTACTCAAGAACGTGGAAGTGCTGATGTAAAAGCAAGAGCAGCAGCAGCAGCAAGAGCAGAAAGAGAAGCAGCAGCAAAAAAAAGAGCAGCAGAAAAAAGTGGTGGAGAAAGACCAAAACCAAAATCAAAAGATTTGATAAAACAAGCATCAAAACTTTTATCAAAGAAACCTGCTGAAGTAGATTTGAGACCAGCAGATCAACCTAAAAGAAAAGTTGTAGGTATTAAAAGAGCAGATAGAACAAAAATTATAAGAGATGGTGGTCGAAAACTTAGAGATTTGTTAATAGCAGCAAAATCAAAAAAATTAGGAATTCCACCAAATCAAGTTAAACTTGATAAAAGTTTTGATATAAAGTAAACTCTAGTGAAGACCTAAAATTTTACGATTACTGAAACTTTATTATTATCACACAATGAATGGTTTGATGGAATGTATTAGGGAAAATGACCCTTTTTATCGTGATCCAATTAGTGACAAAAAGAATGGAATATATGTACATATGCAACCAGCAATTAAAAGACTTATTGTATTAGGTGAATATCCAGTTTGTGCATATGTTGGGCAAACTGACCCTTTGCGTCAGAGAAACCGTTTTAAAGATGGAGATTACTCTAAATGTGCAGAAAAAGTCATTCCAGATATACTCTTAGAAGTTCATCACGAACTTAGTGACTATTATGTGCGTGAAAATTTGTATGGATCTGGATGTAACAAAACAGATCTTGGTGGTTCTCCAGAGATTGTGTCTGCTCCTTTATGGATTAAAACATATTCAGAATTTGTAAGTTTCCTTAGATCTAAAATTATTAACCTCAGTGATAAGTTTTATGAACAAGAAAAAACTTATGGATTTACTCCAGAATCACATGTTAAAAAGATTAAAGAAAAGAGTTTTGATGCAGTTCGTGCCCCCAAATTGCACTTGGTTAATATATTAGTTAATAAGTTGAAATTCTCCTCAAAAGATGCTATGATATATGTTCCAATGGATTCATTTGGACATTTTTGCATCACTTTGTCTAATCGTGGATATACTAATATCTACACTGATAAAGATTATGATATGAATACGGGAATGGGATATATACCAGATAATATAACCTTTATCACAGAAGAGGAATATAAAAATATGGATTTTGATGCAGTTATTGCCAATCCTCCCTATGGAAAACGTGGAGCATTAGCACTCAAATTTTTGAATGATAGTGCCGATAGAGTTCGTAATAAAAATGGACAACTCATTATGATACTGCCAAAATCAATTAAAAAGGGATCTGCCAATTTCAATAAAATCAATCAAGAACTTGAACTTGTAAGTTCAGAAGATTGTGGTCCAAAAGATTTTTCATCTAGTATTGATGCGTGTATTCAAGAGTGGAAAATAGGTGAGAAAATTCGTCCACTAGAAGTTGAACATAGAAAACATCCTCATATTGAATTTCTCACTTATGAAAATAGATATGATGCTGATATTTTTGTTGGTGGTGACGGTGGTGGTGCTTCTGGAAAAGTCTTTCTTCCTGGAGAGAGGAATCCTGAAGGTAAGAAATGGACAGATTATGAAAAATCTTCAAGTCACAATTACATTTGTGTAAGACCTGATGAAAATAATACAAAAGAACAAATTCTTAAAAGAATTATTTCTCTCGGGCAAAAAGGAGATAATATTTTTCGTGATGTTGCTATGGGAACCACGAATGGAATCCCACATCTCGGTAAAACAAAACTAATTACAATTTACACACAAAGATATGGCAATGGGCACGAAGAATAAACATAATATAAACACTGGATCTGATATTGAACGTTCTGATGAAAGAATTGCTGAAACGCAAGAGGTATTCACACCTATGAAAATATGTGAAACAATGGTTCAACAAATTCACATTGAAAAAAGAATAAATCCAGAGTCAAAGTTTTTAGATAATTCTGCTGGATCTGGTAATTTTATTCTTGCTTTAAGAAATGAACTGATTAAGTATCATTCCGAGGATCACGTTCTTAATCATATGCTTTATGCAGTTGAGTTGATGAATGATAATCATAAAGAACTCTGCACTAGACTTGGTGTTCCTATTGATCATCCGCATTATGTGTGTGCTGATGCTTTGACATATGATTATTCTTTTGGAACTCTTGTTAGGTTGGAAGATTATGGTTTGGGAAAAGTACAAGATCCCAAAAAATATATTCAACCTCTCCTAAACAATAATCCTAGTGAAGCACGATTACCATACTAATCCTTGGGTCCTTTAAAGTGCCTCTATAGTATGAGAACCAAACCACCTCAAATGACCAGATTTGAAATCCAACAAAAACTCTATGATGCTCGGAGTGCTTACGCAAAAGCACTAAAAGAAGTTGAGACCCAAAAACGTATAATGTTATCATTAAATCAATCCTGGAATGAATTTGATTTAGACCTCTACTCTGAAATGTTTGGTGAACCCTGCTCTTTCTAATTATGAACAATGTAACTATTCCTGTAACAACTCTTGAGACTCTTATTGAGGGTCTTGAAAGTGCGATTAATGTGTGCTATAATGCAGACTCAAATGATGATAATAACGAAAAATCATATCCTTATGCTGTAGGATATAGTCGTGGGGCAATGCAAATGATTCGACAACAACTTAAATCTTTGAAGGAATCAATTTAAACTCTGGGTCCTTTAAAGTGCCTCTATAGTATGAACACAACTCCAATGAAACTTGTTCCTCGTCCACATCAAGAACGTGGTGATGTTGCGATGCAGCAGAACAACAAAGGTCAACTAATTGTTCCTACGGGTGGTGGAAAGACTCTGAATATGATTATGGATACTGTAAGGCAGTTTCAGTCACAAACTCCACAGACCATTGTTGTAGTGGCACCCAGGATACTTTTGGCAGAGCAGTTATCTTCAGAGTTCCTTGAGTTCATCGTTGATGCTGCGGTGTTTCATATCCACACAGGTGAAACTCACCACGAAAGTTCAACTAAACCACTTGATATTCGCAACTGGGTAGAGAGTAATAACTCCCGTCACAAGTTATTATTCACAACCTATCACTCTCTTTCACGTTTAGTTTCTGCTGAGATTGATGTGGATACAATATATTTTGATGAGTCGCATCACAGCGTCAAACGCAACTTTTTTCCCGCAACAGAGCACTTCTCTGCGAATGCAAATCGTTGCTACTTTTTTACTGCGACCAGAAAAACTTCACTCACTCCCACAAAACCAGGAATGAATGATTCTGAGGTTTATGGTGAGATTATTTGCCGTGTTTCTGCACCAGAACTTGTTGCTGGTGGATATATTATTGCCCCTAAAATTGTAGCAAAGAAGTTTGAGGTACTTGCTCCAAAGCAAATAACCTCTGAATGTGATAGCAGTAATCTATTAGAAACTCTTGATGAGATTGATTGTAAAAAGATTCTTGTCTGTGTAAAGTCTTCAAAGCAACTTATCAATCTGGTATCACAAACTGATTGCGCTATCAAATTACAACAGCGTGGTTATTCTTACCTTTATATTACCTCAAAAACGGGAGCAGTAATTGATGGTAAGAAAGTCAACCGTGAGGTGTTTTTTGATACTCTAAATGCCTGGGGTCGTGATAGCAACAAGAAGTTTGTTTGTCTTCACAGGAGTATATTATCGGAAGGAATCAATGTCAGTGAATTAGAGGCAGTCGTCTTTCTTCGCAATATGGATGTGATTGAACTTACTCAAACTATTGGTAGGGTTCTTCGTCTTGGAGGTAAAGAAAAGATATTCGGATTGTGTGTAGTACCTGTATATTCCAAGGTTGGTATATCCACGGAGCGAGCACTTCAGTTAGTTGTTGATACTGTGTTTGAGAAAGGTGAGATGCTTGATAGTGTGGTTCGGAGGTAAATATCGTGTGGGCAGCAACAGTAAGTCTTGGCGGATTGGTTGCGTAAGTCCCACATTTGTATTATAAATACTAATAGTCAACGCCAAGACTTACGATGAAAGAATACTACACTTACGCTTATTTGCGTGAAGATGGAACTCCCTACTACATTGGGAAAGGAACAGGAAGAAGAGCATACTCTCTCAATCACAGAATAAATCTACCTCCTAAAGATAGAATACTTATCTTAAAACAATTTGCAAATGAATGTGATGCCCTAAGGCACGAAATCTATATGATTGCTGTTCTTGGTAGAAAGGATTTGGGAACAGGCATTCTACAAAATTTATCGGATGGAGGAACTGGCGGCGCATCAGGATATATTACAACACCGCAAGTTCGTTCACTACGGAGTAATAGAATGATGGGAAATAAAATATGGAGTGGAAGATCTCACGACAATGAAGCGAAAGAGAAAGTTAGTAAAGCAAGAAAGGGAAAAAAACTATCAAAAGAACATATTGATAAACTAAAAAAATCCCATTCGCAAGAATGGAAAATAACATCACCAGAAGGAGAAATAATAATATTGACAAATCTTACTGAATGGTGTAGAGTAAACAATCTCAACCCGTCCGCATTTTATAACTGTGGAAAACATAAAGGATGGAGAGCAGAAAAGAAAAATCTCACCTGAGACTCAATGAGACCCCAGTCCACCACTGGGGTCAAAACATGATTTTTTGATGATTCTACCCCAAGGGTGTGATAGGTCATTCACCACAAACGAAAACACCGATTTTTTGGAAAGTAACACAAATGACTAAAGGATTCTTGATTGATAAGGGTGTGTATGCGGCAATACCTTTCGGGGGGCAACTTATGATACTACACGATGGGCAACAGTTGAAGATATGTAGAACTGAAAGTTCGGCAAGGAAATATATTGATTCCTTAAGAAAGGGTAAGAGTGTCGCAGAATTACCCATATAATAATAACTCTGGGTCCTTTAAAGTGACTCTATAGTATGAGAAACTTTTTATGAAACTCACTGCACTTCAAGTTTTATCTTCACTAAAAGTTACTGACTTTAGTAAATTTGAAAAACCTGATAAAAATAAAGGTTCTCGTGGTCAGTTATTAGAAACTGCTCTTGGGATTCCTAACAGTTCTGACCTTAAAGATCTTGCTGATGGTGAACTTAAGTCTTTTACTCTTGGTCAATCTGTTGCTGTCACACAGTTGAAGCATTGTTTATCAGAAATCATTGAAGATAAAGTATCATTTCAAAATAGTAAGGTTGGGGAAAAGTTACAACAAACCATATATGTTGCATTCTCACGCTCTAACGATTATATAAACTCAACATTACTCAATGAAGAAACTCATCCTGAACACTATCAGGAATTGGCAGAGGATTACGCATTCATTTGTGACAAAATTCGTACCGCATTTGATAATGGTGAAGAATTGAATACTATCACAGGAACTAATGGTCTCCTGCAAATTCGTACTAAGGCAAGTAAATCAAACGGAAGTTACACTCCACTAACATTTAAAAATGTAACTCTTAAAAATAAGTATATGGCATTCTATCTGTGTGGTAAGTTTGGTAAGGAGTTGACATTTTGATGAATATGAGTATTATAGATACATAAAGACGTAGTTTAATGAATAAACCATTTCTAAAGTGGGCAGGAAATAAGTATAGAGTCCTGCCTCATCTTATTCCGCATATTGGTAACCCAAAACGATATTGTGAACCATTTGGTGGTAGTCTTTCTGTTGCACTCAATACAACAGCAGAGCAATACATTCTCAACGATGTAAACAAAGATTTGGTTGCAATCTATCAAAACTTAGTGAATCCAAATGATGATAAATTTATTCGTTATTGTGAAGAACTCTTTATTCCTGAAAATAATACAAAAGAAGCATACTTAGAACTACGAGCACATTTTAACCAAGCAACAAATACTATAGAAAGAGCAAGATTATTTGTTTATCTTAACAGACATTGTTTTAATGGTTTATCTAGATATAATAGTAAAGGTGGGTTTAATGTTCCCTTTGGTAAGTATGATAAACCAGTATGCCCATCAGAGCAAATGATGAACTTCAGAATGTTTTTTCTTTCTAAACAACTGGTGAGATTTACTTCACTTTCTTTTGAGGATTCATCTCTTTACGAAGACTTAGAGGCAGGTGATACTGTGTATTTTGACCCTCCATATGTTCCTGTATCAAATACTTCAAACTTTACAAGTTATGCCACAGATGGATTCAACCATCAACAACAAATTGAATTAGCAAACCTTGCAGAATGTCTTGCATCTAGGAGTATCAAAGTAATTGTATCAAATCATGATGTGGATATAACCAGAGAACTTTATAAAAATGCTACAATTTATCCTATTCAAGTGACGAGAACTATTGCAGCAAAAGGCAGTAGTAGAAGTAAAGCAAACGAACTTATTGCGGTGTATTAGAAACTCTGGGTCCTTTAAAGTGCCTCTATAGTATGAGCATCCAAAATAAACATCAAGAACATTTTGAGGATCTAATCCTTACAGGTGACTTATCTGTCCTTGAGTTCTTTGATGATGTCTATCAAGTTTCTTTGAAGATTGATGGGTCTCCAGCAATAGTGTGGGGCACTAATCCTGCCTCTGGAAACTTCTTTGTGGGCACCAAAAGTGTGTTCAATAAAGTTAAACTCAAAATCAACGAATCACACGAAGATATTGATACAAATCACAGTGGTAATGTAGCACAAATACTACACTGTTGCCTAGATAGTTTACCTCGTACAAAGAACATCTATCAGGGTGACTTTATTGGGTTCGGTGGACTTAACATCTACACTCCTAACACAATCACTTATCAGTTTCCTGTAATTGTAACACAAAGTATTATTATTGCTCCACACACAAAGTGGAGCACTGATGGTGAACTTAGAGATGCTTATGTGTCTGGAACTGTACCATTCTTCAATGATACTGCCCATGTGAAGTTCGTACAACCTTGTGTGGACTTTGTTCGCATAACTTTACCTCAGATTGATGTTGATGATGTTGAGTTCTTAAGTGTAAAGGAAGCAGCAGCAGCAAAAGTTAAGATTAATGCTCTAATTCGTTCTGGTAGTGAACTTAACCTGCGCAATCTGACTGAAATTCTTGTTTGTCAGAACCTTGCACATCTCTACCTCTCAATGATAGAAATCAAAGAGAACTTGATGGACTCAATGATAGTTACTGATAGTCCAGTAGCATACATCAATGGTGAGAAGATTGTTGGTGAAGGTTTTGTGTTGAAAAATGATAGCATCATTATGAAGTTAGTGAACCGATCAGTTTTTGCTTTTGCTAACTTCAATACCGCAAAGAATTGGAGTAAGTAATTCTGGGTCCTTTAAAGTGCCTCTATAGTATGACCACTCACTCAAACCAAACCAAAATGACACTCAAAACTCAAACAGTTCAAGAGTTCTTCACAGAAACTGAATGGGACATGATTTACAATTTCATTGGTAATGCCCTAGACTGTAATGATTATGAGTGTGAAGATGTTTATGCAATACGTGCTAAAATCCACAATCTCTTTCTCCCACAATGAACACTCCAAACTGGAAACATAACTCTGGAAAGAGTAAACGAACCAAGGGTATGTGTAAGGGGCAAATTGTTGCTCGCAAACAAGCACTTAAATCACTCAAACTGAAACTCTCAAAATGACACTCACCACTCAAACAACTCAAGAGTTCTTTACAGCAAATAAATGGGATTTGTTTGCTGATTATGTTGCTGAGCAGGATGCTCGTAACACAATCCAACTGAATATAGTTAAGTATTGCTATCAGTTGATTGATGCTCTCAAAGATAACTTTCGTGAGTATTCTATTCGTGGGCACCAACACTCTATAAATCGTGGTGAT